AAATTTTAGCTAGATTGTAGATGTTGACGAGGTCTTCTGTAACCTCACCACCGTTCCCGGTAATGTACCCAGATTCTCGCAACTCATCAGCTAGTAGTTTCAGTTTAGGGCTCTTGTCCGATGGAATAGCACTGTCTGCATTTAGTGAGTTTTTCACTTTCACTTTGAAATTGTTAGACGGGAAGATATGCCCATCTAGTTTAATCTCTAGGTAGTAAGTGCCAGTAGCTACCACACTACCCATTGAGAACGAGAATGTCCCGTTTTCAATGGCGACATCTTGGTATAGCGCCACTGTTTCATCGTTTGATAGCGTGAGCTTACCAGTTCCGGACAATTCCATGCGTTTCCCATCGTAACCCAAAATTTCAAACCCAAAAACGGAAGTGGTGTCCCCAGACTTGAGGACATCACCGCCTTTAATTTGGTTGATGGAAGTCATGAGCTTAGCCATAGGCTAGTCCTCACGAGGTGCGTGGTAGTTCAATGCTCGTTCGCTGTCAGCAACGCCCTTTGTCGTTGGGTCAGTTACGATACCCAAGATTACCAAGATCACAACGAATGTGTTCACACCCTCTTGAATATTGTGCGGAATTTCAAGCCCGAACTGTTGCAACATCAAGAAAACTGCTGAGATAAGAGCTACTAGAGTAGCTTTGTTTTGTAAACGTAGTTTAAAGTTAATCATTTTTTGTATTCTCCTTTTCTTCTTCCGAGTTAAGAAAAAACTTTTCTTTGTCGATATTTCTCTTAACGTACTTGTCAATATAAGGGATTTCCACCCCTAAAGCTGATAGACTAGCCAAAATGCTAGAGCCGTAAGCTGCTATCATTGCAAAGATAAATGTATCAATTACACTACCTAAATTCATGAAGACTGCGAACGGGTAGAAGATTGCCACAAACGTAAACATGGCAATGTGACCGACTAGCCCTTTTCTAAATTTTGAGCTTGAAAATTCATGGAAGGCCCAAGCTCTGGCCACTCCGATGATAATATCACTGAGAATGATAATCATTAGCAGAAATACCCATAAATGCTCATCAATGCCGTGTGCATAGAAGTCTCTGACTACGTCGAACACGCCGAAGATGCCGTCTGGTTTACTGTGCATTTAACACTCCTTGACATATTATTTAACCCCCATTTTTTTAAAACAAGAAATTCTTGATAATTTCATCCGCAATAGCTTGATGTCCTAAATCGCCGGGGTGGCTAGCAACTCCGGGATCGGTAACTGTGTACTTAGCACCGTCTGGCAAGTCAATGATAGCCCCAACATGAGACTTATATTTAGGGTCTTTAGAAAACTTGTAGATGTCTACAAAAGTAACATCAAGAGGAGCACAGATACGCTTCAATCGGTCAACAAAGTCTTGTGAAGCATAGTACACACCCACCCAATAGATAAGTGCTTTAGGTGAAGCATTGCGAATCCAACTGATAAGGTTTGGGATATCTGTTTCAAGGTTTCTTCTTTTTTCGTCGTTGTTTAGGTTGTCCCCGAACTGCAAAATAACGATATCTGTGTCTGGTTTCAACGTTAACATCATTTTGCTTTCGAACGTTTGACGGCGAGTGTTTGGCTCTGATTCCCACGATGCACCGTTACCGCGTTCTACGACGGCGTCTGGATTCTTGGACTGGATGTATTTTCTAATAAGAGTGAAATAGTCCTTGTCCTTCGAACTGGCAGCCATACCAATGCCCTTGAGCCATCCATGGCTTGCGATTGAGTTACCAAAAACAGCGACACGTTTAGGGATGTTTGAAATTGTTGATAGATTACCGTTGTTATCAAC